AATTAAATACAGCAACTCCACTTGCGCCGTTTGTTACTCCGACTGCAGCTGGTCGTCAGATTAAAGTAGGCGAGTCTGGCAACGTGAAATTCGTAAAGCCTGCCTACCTAAAACCAATGATGACGGTCATGCCAAGTGAGGTACAAAATACAGCACTTATCGCACGCTTACGTCAATTCGGGGTGATTGCGACTGGTTCTAATCGTTTATCCGATGCGGATCTATTGCTTATCGATCAGGCTCAAAAGGCTCTATATCTCCGACAATCAATTGAAAACCGAAAGCTATTGATTGCGCGTGATGTACTGCTCTACGGTAAAACTACTTTTGCTTCTGCAGACTTCCCAATGTATGAAGTGGATTATGAACGTAACCCTGCTTGCAACTTCGTGCCGTTGATCAAATGGGGTCAAGCTAACGCTACGCCGGTTAAAGATATTCAATCAATGATTGACTTGTCTATTGAGCACTCAGGTACATCACCGATCATGGCTTTGACCACATCTAAGGTGTACAACACGCTGATTAAAGATCCTGAGTTCAAAGAGAAATTCATTGCACCATATGCAGGTATTAGTGTTCCACTCACTCCGACTTTCGACCAAGCTGACAAGCCTCAATTCCGTGGCACAGTAGATAACATCGAAATCTGGACTTATGACGTGAGTCACAATATGGGCGGTGTCTCTGATCGTTTTATTCCTGAAGACTTCTTTGGTCTTGTCTCGGATGCTAATGGATGGATCGCACACTGTGCACTGCAAAACGTTGAAGCGTTTGGTCAGGCTTTGGAATTCTATTTGAGCCAATGGCAAGAAAAGAATCCTTCAAGCATTCAAATGCTCGCTGAATCATCTCCACTTGCAGTTCCAAATAACAAAAACGGTTTAGTTGGCGGTCGCGGCTTCGTTTAAGAGGAAAACACATGTCAAAGTACATTGCAAAACAGTCCATCGGTCACTTTCGACCAGGGCAGGAAATCACAGGGCTTGAAGCTAAACAACTTCAAGCCCTTTTAGCATCTGGGGCTATTGAAGAACATCAAGAGCCGGAAGAGCAAAAAGAAGATGGTACAGCTGCACGATTGGCTGAGCTTGAAAAGGTCAACACAGACCTGACTGCAGCAAACAAGCTTATGACTGATGAAAAGGTCAAATCAGATCAGGTAAATGCTGAACTCAAAGCCAAGGTTGCTGAGCTTGAAAAGGCATTAACGGATTCTGAAGCTGCTTTGAAAAAAGCTATTGCAAAACCTAAGGCCGGTGATAAGCCTGTGGACGAAACCAAATAGGTGATTCATGTACGCGACTGAAGCAGATTTGGCCGCACGATTTAGTGAAGAAGAGATTAGTAATTTAAAACTTATGGTCTCTAATCCCACCTTTGTCGATGATGCAATACAGGATGCAACAGAAGAAATTAACGGTCACATCGGTGGTCGTTATCCTTTGCCGTTGCCAAATGTGCCTAGCAATTTAAAACGTATGGCGTGTGATATTGCACGCTATCGCCTTTACTTTCAGCAACCAACTGAAGAGGTTCGAAAGCGTTATGAGGATGCAATCGCATTCTTAAAACGTGTTGCTGATAACAAAGCGCATTTGCAGATCCAATTGCCTGAAACAAATGAAATCGTGGACGATCAACCGAAAAACAAGCCATCTACTGCACCCATTGGCACGTCTTATACCGGTGGTGTATTTGGTGATGAAACACTGAATAAGATGCCGACCATGTGAGGTATTTATGAGTGGTGTAGCAATTTCAATTGATGTTGATGGCGATTCACCCATTCTAGCAATCCTTAAAAACCTTTCTGATTTTGAACAACGCAAGAGTGAATTATTTGAAGACATTGGCAGCATCGTTGTTGATGGTATTCGTTCGCGCTGGGAAGGTGGAGAGGGACTAGAGGGTAAATGGCCCTTATCTGTAAGAGTAATGCGTGATGGCGGTACTACCTTGCGAAAAAACTCAAGGTTGTTGGATTCAGTTACCTATAACGTCCTTCCGGATGGAGTGGAAATCGGAACCAATGTTGTGTATGGGGCAATTCATCATTTCGGTGGTGATGTTAAACATGAAGCAAGAACGCGAAAAACATTCTTTCGTCAAAACATGCGTACTGGTGAAGTCGGCAATCGCTTTGTGAGGCGTGGTCGCTCTAACTTTATGCAAGAAACAATGGGTAAGGCCTATACGGTCAAAATGCCGCGTCGACCTTGGCTTGGTATTACTGAGGATGAGGAGCAAAGCATTTTGAACTCTATTGAAGGGGTGGTATTTGATGAGTAATTTTTTTGCTGTTCGGGCAGAGATTGCGGAAAAACTGAAAGAGATTTCAGAATTTAAAAAGATTTACACCCCAATCAATATTGGAAGTACTTCGGAATTATCTCAGATTACCCCATGTGCCCATGTGAACTATTTACGCATCAGAAAGACAGATGATGCTGGCAAGGGCAGTTTTAACTCACTAAAGCAAGAGTGGGATATCACCATTGTTGAACGGCATGCGGCTTCACAGTTATCTGATGGCTCAAAAGCAATTGATAAGGCAGGTGAGTTAGTTGCCAAGGTTATTCCACTTTTAAGTGGTTGGCGACCAGAGTCAAGTACTCGGCCATTATCACTGGTACGGATCAGTGAAGATTTTTCATCAACTTGCGTCTATATCACGATGGTATTCGAATCATCATTATTCATTTAGGAGCCAATAATGGCGAAACAATACAAGGCAACTCAGCCGGTCGGTCGCTTTAAGAAAGGCGATGTAGTCGGTGGGCTGAGTGATGCTCAAATTAAAAAATTACTGGCAGATGGCACAATTCAGGAAGTGCCTGAAGCTAAAACTGCTGCTCCAGCCAAGAAAACCACAGGGGATGAAAAGTAATGGCTAAAAAGAATTATATGTCGCTGCAAGGTAAGTTTTACTTATCTGAGCTTGTGAATGGTGTGGCTAGTGGAATGCGTTACATTGGTAACGTACCAGAGTTTGAGCTTGAAATCGGTGCTGATGTGGTAGAGCATAAGGAAAGCACATCAGGGCAACGTACCACTGACTTCACCATGATCAATGCCACATCGGTGAATTTCTCGGGACAACTTGAAGAACTCAATCCAGAAAATTTACAATACATTCTTTCTGGTATGACGCATACAGTGCCTACAAAAACTGTTGCAGATGTTTCGCTCGGTACTGTAGTTGCAGGTCAAGAAATCAAACTGGAAGGTTATAACCTTAAGACGGTTGCATTTAAGGATTCGACCAGTGGTACACCTAAGACAGTTGATGAGGGCGACTATACACTAGACGCTAAATTCGGTACTGTTATTTTTAATGATGTTGCTGATCTAACTATGCCGATTCTGGCAAGCTACACAACTGGTGCGGTAACACATACAACATTGGCATCAGACTTTGAAAAAGAGTATCAGCTCTTCTTTAAAGGTGTTAATACAGCAAATGGTGAACATGTAGCAGTAACGCTATGGCGAACTAAAAAATCACCAGAAACGACGTTTCCATTGATTCATGAAGAATTGGGTCAGTACGAAATTTCGGGTCAGGCATTATCGGACGTAACGAAAGAAGTAGATCCAACAATGGGTCTATATGGTCATGTTGTGACTATTCCGGCAGCTGTATAAACCAAAGCAGGCACAAAGAACTCCACAGACGCATCAGCGTCTTTTTTTGTGCTTGTTTAGCCTAAATAATCTTTTTATTGATAAAGCGCATAAGCGGATAGAAAGCCGGGTTAATTAAAATAATCATTGTAATTAAATAACCCTAGGGTTATTATTTATCTGTTGAATAAGATACGGGGATGTATGAAAAGTCTGGATTTAATCAAGATGATTGAAGCAGACGGTTGGTATGAGGTTAGGGTTACTGGAAGTCATCATCATTTCAAACACCCAACCAAAAAGGGCTTGGTAACAATACCTCATCCTAAAAAGGATTTACCAAACGGCACTGTGGCAAGCATCTTGAAACAAGCGGGTCTTAAATGATCCGCTGAATTTCAGACTTATACATTCTCTTAAGATGCTTATGATATGGAGTAATTAATTATGTTGTATCCAATCGCAGTAGAAAAAGGCTCTGATACTGAGGCTTATGGTGTGATTGTTCCTGATATTCCAGGATGCTTCTCAGCAGGTGATACATTTGATGAAGCATTAAATAATATTAAAGAAGCAATCGCAGGACATTTGGAAATCTTAGCTGAAGATGGTGAGGATATTCCTTTAGCATCTGAAGCAGGTAAATTTGTAGATAGTGATGAGTTTAAGGGCTTTATCTGGGCAGTTATTGATGTGGATGTCAGTCGATATCTAGGTAAAGCTGAGAAAGTAAATGTCACTTTGCCAAGTCGCTTAATTCGTATGATTGATGACAAGGTAGGTAAAGATAGACCTTATAAGTCTCGATCGGCTTTCTTGGCGGCTGGTGCTGAGAAAATGTTGCATGCTTAAATGACCTCCTCCGGGAGGTTTTTTAATCTAAAAAATTATTTATAAATAATAAGTTGTTTGCTTTTGTAACAACAGTTAGGTATCTTGTAGAGCTATACATATGATAGTGAATAAATGCGAATATATAACTCTACAACAATTGCTCTGACATTTTTAATTTTTGGGATGATGATTTTTTCCCACCTACAAAGAACTATTACAACTATTCCGATTTAATCTGACACATATATCTGTATAAGCTATGACCACCTTAAGGTGGTTTTTTAATACTTGAACATTGTCATAATTTTTTACCTATTATATTTGTTTAGCATTGATAACAATTCTTATTATGATGTATAACAATAGAACAATAAAAAGCAGGAGGTAATCATAATGACTACAGTAGAAATGCTTGCGACATCGTCTTCAGCTCTTGCTCTTATGTTGGTTATTCACCAATTTGGGCAAATGTTTAATTAGTGTAAACATAACAAAACAAAACCATTCTTCGGAATGGTTTTTTTATGTGAAAAATAAAGGTAAGGTTGCTCTATATATAAGGAAGAACTATGAGGAAAGAAATTTTAATATCTCTTATACTTATATTATGGGGTTGTAGCAATCCAGAGCTTAAGAATGAGGGTTTTGAAACATTAGAGGAAAATCAACAACGTGTTTCAAGAGAATTTCTCAGAAAATCATTACCTGGTCCAGATTCAGTAATGTTTCGGAATCAGATAGGGAGTTGTGGTGAGGTGAATTACGTAAAAAAGCGTAATACATATACTGGTTTTAAGCGATTTATCATGGTAGATCAAAATATAGTTCTTATGGAAGGTTTTACAGATCCTGAAAACTTTGAGTTTGCTTGGAAAACTACATGTAAGCAGAGATGGAGTTAGTTACTTTAATACTTAAAGCACCTTCGGGTGCTTTTTTAATACCTGAAATTTATATTTGAGATTCCACCATGAATGATTTTTTCTTAGCAACAAATCGAAGTATCAAAATTCCTGTTGTGGATACCAATATCGAAGTGCGTCAGATCCAAATGAAAGACTTTGATGTATGGGCAACGCATGCGGAAGTACTTAAGAACTTCATCAAAGATAAAGACCATTCAGATGAGATTTTGACAGAGTTATTTAAGGCTCATGGTATTCAAGTTATTTCCACAATGGCTTGCGTTACCGATCTGGATGATGATTCATTACTTAAACTTGCTATCAATGAGCAAGAGTTCAAGCAACTGCTCAAAGCTGTTTTGAATGTAAACCATGCTTATTTCAAATATGAAAAACCAAAGCGTGGTTCTAATAAAAATACTCAAACTGAATCCACTTGGTTCGACTCATTCCAGTATTTGATCAGTGCTGGTCATCGCCATGAAGACATTATGAATATGACCTACGGTGCATTTGATCAATACTTAAAATCAGCTCAAAAAGATCATAAAAATAAACTGCAGTATCTATCGAGTGTGATCCGGTCGGCCCATCATGCCAATGCCAAGGAATTTAAAAAGTTCTTTGAAGAATTGAAGGAATAATATTTGAATGACTTTTACCAAATGATTAGATATTCTCTTTGAAAACGGGGATATAAATTCATGAAAAAAGTTATTTTAGCGATGCTATTGGCAGTATGTTCATCTGCATACGCTGTAAGTGTTGATTCAGTTCGGGGCAGTACTGGCTTTGTAGAGCGTGGAAATTCATACGGCAAAATGATTGATGTGCTTGGCACTCCAGATTCTTCATACAGTCATATTATTCATGATCGTGATGGATGGCCACACAAAGCAGTTACTTATTCTTATTCGCTCAATAATGCACGATATGAAATAACAGTCGTTGATGGTGCTGTTTATAGCATTAACTGGGAGCGATGATTGATGGCAGGACAAGTAGTTGATTAGATTTGATACTCGCAAATGTAAACATTGCGGATCAATGGTAGAAGAAGCACCTTAGATGCTTTTTTAATACCAATTCCAACCACCGAAAGGTGGTTTTTTTTATGCCTAAAATTCAGAGGTCAGCATGTCTGGAAAAAATTTAACGTTTAAATTGGTGATGGATGCTGATAACAAAGGTCTTGTAAGCACTGCAAAGAATTCAGAAACAGTGATGAAGGCTGTCTTCGATACAATAAGAAGTGAATCAGACAAGTTAAAACAGGCAAGTGAGTCAGCTTCTAAAGAAATTGGTAATATTGTTCCTAAAGGCACAACTGATCTAGCAGATAAACTCACTCAGTCATTGAGTGCTGCTACAAGCATCATTAAAAATGCCGGTGACAATGCTAAATCTACAGCTGGTAATTTTACTGATTTCGGGAATAAGGCTGAAAAGGCTTTAAGCCAGCTTAAAACCGATTTAACTCAGGCTAAGCAAAAACTTCAGGAGTTTTCAGCAACAAATGCATCTCCTGCGGATATTGAAAAAGCCAAGGTGCAAGTTGATCAATTAGAAAAAGAAGTACAGCAGGCTGATCAAGCATTTAATAATTTTCATGCGGAAGTAGGCAAAGCCAATACAAAGCTAAATGAAACTGATAGTGCAGCACAGACAGCCCAAAAAGGAATAAGCGGACTTAAAACCGGATATACAGCTCTTATCGGTGTGATGGGTGGTATTGGTATTGGTTTAGGCATACGTGAGTTAGTCCAAGCAGCAGACTCATACACAAATCTTTCAGCACGAATCAATATTGCCACTAAAGATGGTGGTGACTTCACATCTGCAATGGCTGGTGTTCATCAAGTTGCATTGATGACAAACTCAAGTCTTGAGGCCACAGGAAGCCTATTCACAAGATTAAATGCTGTTGGTAAAGATATGGGGATGACGCAGCAACAAGCGTTAGACCTTACCAAGACAGTTACACAAGCCATTCAGGTTGGTGGTGGTTCAGCACAAGCAAGCGAAGCAGCAGTACAGCAATTTATTCAGGCCATGCAGGGTGGTGTTCTTCGTGGTGAAGAATTCAACTCTATTATGGAAAATGGCTATGGAGTTGCTGAAGCACTGGCACGTGGTTTAGGAGTAACCACTGGCGAACTGCGCAAGATGGCAGAGAATGGCGAGTTAGGTGCTGAACGTGTAGTTAAAGCTCTACAAAGCCAAGCCGATCAAATTCAAGCCACTTATAATAAATTCCCAACCACTATTAGTAATGCTTTACAGCGAATTGCGACATCGTGGCAAATCGTCATTGGTGAGATGGATCAAGCAAATGGAGCTAGTGCTACTGTAGCAGGGGCTTTGGTAGATATTGCTGACAACCTTGGAATTATCAAGGTCTTTTTAGATGATGTGAGTTTGGGTTTTGCCTCTCTTGTTGGTGATATTCAAGGTGGGATTGACTCCAGTACCATTGAATCATTTAAAAATGCCATTTCATCTGCGTACGATGCTGTTAAAGATCTAGTGGCAACAGTATACGAATTAGGTGCGGACGCTCTTGATATAGTTGGAACATCGCTAAATAGCACGCTCTCAATATTTTCATCATTCACTGGCGGAGTAACCGAAGCCGGGGAGCAAGTCAGCTTTTTAGAGCGAATCCTTCAAGGGATTTCGATTACATTTGGATTTATTGGTGATGGCGCCACTGCAATCAAAATTGCTTTAGGGCTTCTTACTGGTGGATTCTTCGACTTGGCATCTGCTGCAAGCAGTGTAATGGCTGCATTGACTTGGGGTGATGTAAGTAAACAGTTTGCTGCTAATGCGGATGTGATGAAGCAAAAAGCAAAAGAGTACTATGCAGAAGCGGATAGGGAAGCCCAAGAGTTTAAATCAAAGGGCGTAGCTCGACTTGCTGAAGCAGCGCAAACAGAGACTGAGAAAAATGCTGAGATGGTTGCGTCATCAAAAGCCAAGCTTGATGAAATATTAACGCACCAACAAACCGAAGTTAATGGAAAGAAAACCACTGAAGCTGAAAAACTAAGCGCTGTCCAAACCTATGCCGAAGCTGCAATTAAAGCCAATGGCGGTGTGATGGACGGAACCATGCAAGCTGACCTTATGACCAAGGGTTACATTGTGACCTTGGATCAATCGGGCAAGGTGAGTGTGCAGGCATGGAATCAAAACAAGGAGGGAGCTGAATCCACTGCTAATGCAACAGACAAAGCTCGAAAAGCTGCTGCTGCGATAGGTCTTGATTTAGATGTTTCTCTAAATAGGATTTCGGCTAAATTCAAAGAAAGTGAAGTCAGTGTTAATAGCTTTGTTGCTGGGTTAAAAGGTCTAGGGGTAGAGGGTAAGAAAGCTGGTGAAGTTACTTATCAAGCATGGTTGAAGTGGTTGGAAACAGCCAAGAGCCAAGCTGAGATTGATGCAGCAAAAACAAAGCTGAAAGAGTTTGGTGACCAAGGTAAAGTCTCAACATCTCAGGTTGAGCAAGGTTTAATTGCAATTAAGCTACAAGCCCAAAAGTTACCAGATGATATTGATCCCGTCATTGATGCTTTCAAGCGTCTTGGAATTGAAACTAAAGCAAATTTAAAACTTGCTGCTCAACAAGCTTTAATGGACTACATCACAATTCGTGACAGTGGTAAAGCCACCGCTGAAGGGATTGAGAATGCCTATCAGAAAGCAGCACAAGCGGCCGCAGCTTCGGGCGATGCTGGTGTGGTGGCATCCACAAATGCAGCCAATGCTGGTCGCAATCTGGAAGTTCAAATCGATAGCACCGGAAAAGCTGTTGTCAAAACCATGGACGAATGGGCTAATTCAAACGACCGTGTTAGAAGCTCTGCAGAAGGTATTGCTGATGGCTACCGCAGTGCCGGGAAAGTCGCACGTGAAGAAGCTAAGTCATCCACAGAAGCATGGAATGAAGCACTGCAAGCTACTTCTGGGAAAATGGAAGCATCAAAAACAGGAACTACAGGTAAGTATGGTTTATCTGTTGAAGAGATCATGCAGAAGCTGGAAGACATGGGGTATGAAGGCGATACCAAGCAAAAGGCAAAAGAGTTATTTCAGGCTGCTGAACCGGTTGCTGGTGGTTACTACAAGTCTGCTTCAAGTGATTGGATGAAGAAAAAATATGGTGTCTCAGCCTACGACAACCAGAAAGCTTTAGGCAATGGCATGTATGTCATGGAGCAGCTGGAGAAACTGGATGAATACGTAGGTAAGAGTGCGAAATCAACAGGGATTTCAACAAAAGCTCCTGCAGTAGATGTAAATAGTCTTGCACCTAATGTGAGTACGCCTGTTCCGAGTACTACTTCTAACGATGTTTCTAAAACCGTTAAATATGAATTTAACTCTGGTGGTAAAGCGGTGACTTTGTATGGCTCACCAAATGATGGGGATGCAATGGAAGCTTTGTTGAGTGAATTTGAAATGCTTAAAAAAGGTAGTTAGTTATGCGATTAATACGCAAATCAACATCCGAAGCCGTCCCATTAGAGGACGGTTTTTTATGGTCTGATGAATTTGAATGGAAGCAGATTGAACAGAAACAGGAACGTGCAATTGATGGCACCTTGATTGTTCAGGAAGGCAAGAAGAAGTCTGGTC